TTAACCCTACTGGTAAGCTTATTGTTATTGGTACTCGTGTTGCCTCAGTTGATCTATATAAAGAACTTCGCAATGAGGATAGGTATCCTGGTGGTATTGTCCCTTGGTCTTATCTAGCAATGCCAGCCTTATTAGAATCTAATGAGAAGCCTGAAGAGTGGGTTACCTTATGGCCAGCTTCAGACCAACCATTTGATGGTCAAGAAGAAACTGAGAAGGATCCAGTAACTAATCTTTATCCTAGATGGAATGGTCGTAACCTTTATAACGAACGCCAATCTATGGATGCTTCAACTTGGGCTTTAATTTATCAGCAACAAGATATCTCAGATGATGCGGCCTTTGACCCCGTCTGTGTTCGTGGCTCTATAGATGGTATGCGTAAGTCAGGTAGGTTAACCGCAGGTCATCCTGGACACCCAAGAGATTTAAATGGCTTCACCTTTATCTGTGGACTAGATCCTGCAATGGTAGGAGATACTGCAGCTATCTGTTATGCAATAGATAGAGCTACTAGTAAACGCTATATTGTAGATGCTATTAAGATTACGCGGCCTAGCCCTGCTGCTATTAGAAATCTAATATTTGACTGGACATCCTTGTATGGTCCTAGTGAGTGGATAGTAGAGAAGAACGCATTTCAATCCTTCTTAACACAAGATGAAGGTATTAAGATGCACTTAGCATCTAAAGGTGTACAGTTTAAAGAACACCATACCGGCAGTAATAAATGGGATGCAGGTTTTGGTGTTGCATCTATGGCTACCTTATTTGGTACTAAACAACACGATGGCAAGCACCATAGGGATAACCTAATACATTTACCTTCAGATCAAACTGAAAACATTAAGGCTCTAATAGAGCAGTTAATTACTTGGTCTCCTACGACTAAGGGTAAGACAGATATGGTAATGGCTCTTTGGTTCTGTGAGATCAGAGCAAGAGAGATGCTTAACTATGGTAAGTATCAGACACACCATCTTAAAAATCCATTCCTATCAAAGTATGAACAAAACAAAAGAGTAGTTGTCAATCTTGATGAACTCTTTGCTGAGAAGGAACGCACATTTATTTAAGGAGCAATATTGTTATCTACTAAAGAGGTAGTCTCAAAGATAGATCGGTTGAAGAACCGCTATGCAGCTAGAGACCAGCGTATGCGCGATGTTCTTTCAGTGCGCCAAGGTGATATATCAAAAGTATATCCAGCGATGTTCTCAGAAGATTATCCAAAACCTTTAGTTGCAAACTTTGTAGATGTAGCTGCCCGTGATCTAGCAGAGGTAATGGCACCACTGCCATCCTTTAACTGTGCAGCAACTAATATGGTATCTGATACCCAACGCCGTGCTGCTGATACTAGAACTCGTATTGCTAATTACTATGTAGCATCTTCTGATCTACAGATCCAGATGTATACCGGTGCTGATTACTTTAATACCTACGGTCTATTGCCAGCAATAATTGAAATGGATTATGAGACAAACAATCCTCGTATTCGTTTACTAAATCCTTTTGGTGTATACCCAGAGGTAGATAGATTTGGTCGCTGTTTATCTATATCACAGATCATTGCATCCGATGCTGAAAGTATTGCTTCCCAATATCCTGAGTTCTACGATAAGATCATTGGCAAGAATGTTTATTCTTATGCTTCCCCTTACCTATCTATCGTTAGATACCACGATAAAGATCAAGACCTAATTTTTGTACCAGAACGCGACAACTTAGTTCTATCTAATACACCTAACCCAGTCGGTAAGTGTTTAGCAAGAGTTGCACTTCGCTCTTCTTTAGATGGTGAAGCTCGTGGACAATTTGATGATGTTCTATCTGTTCAACTAGCTCGTGCTCGTTTTGCAGTATTGCAGATCCAAGCAGCAGAGAAATCTATTCAAGCACCTATTGCTATTCCACAAGATGTACAGGAGTTAGCACTAGGACCTGATGCGATTATGAGGTCTGCTAATCCACAAGGTATTCGTAGAGTTCCACTAGAATTACCAGCAGGAGTATTTACAGAGTCTGGTGTATTAGAGCGTGAGTTAAGATTAGGTTCTCGCTACCCTGAATCTCGTTCAGGTAATATTGATGCCTCTGTTGTTACAGGTCGTGGAGTTCAAGCATTACAAGCTGGCTTTGATACACAAGTTAAAGCAGCACAAGCGCAGTTTGCTAGATTGTTCCAAGAATTAACCTCACTTTGTTTTGAAGTAGATGAGGTTGTCTTTGGTAATATGACCAAGACTATTAAGGGAACCGATGATGGTACACCTTATACAATGAAGTACACACCATCTCGCGATATTAAAGGTGAGTATGGTGTAGATGTGCGTTACGGCATTATGTCTGGTATGGATCCTAACCGAGCCATCATTGCATTACTACAAATGCGTAGCGATAAATTAGTTTCAAGAGATTATGTCCGCCGAGAAATACCAATGGAGTTAAATGTTACGCAAGAAGAACAAAGAGTTGACATTGAAGAAATGCGTGATTCTCTTAGGGTTGCTGTTGCTCAGTATGCACAAGCTATTCCCGCACTTGCTGCCCAAGGTCAAGACCCATCTCAAATCATTACGAGAATTGCTGAAGTAATACAAGGCAGACAAAAAGGTTTCCAACTAGAAACTATTATAGAAAAAGCATTTGCACCAGAAATACAACCGGCAGTACCCGCAATGACTATGCCAACTGCTGAGCAACCTGCTATTCCAGCAGTAGGAACGGCCCCCGTTCCTGCCTCGCAGCCAACTGAACAACAACAAAGCGGAGAGGCCCCTACTGCTGGACCTAGACCTGATATCGCACAACTACTCGCCTCTATTGGCGGAGCAGCATAACAAGGGAGGTGAATAATGAATAAGGGATCAAGAGCAGCAGCACCAATGGCAAAGCCTGTAGAAGGTAAGAAAGATACATCAAAGCCAGCAGGTGGAAAAGTTGAGTTCGGATACGCACCAGCAGGTCGCAAAGGAACAAAGGCGTAATTATATTAAAGACGGGAGCACTGGGTGAAAGATGACAATTTTCTTAATCGCCCAGTGCGATCATCTGATTACTTCGTAATCGTTACAGGATTTTTTTTAAATATAGCATCGGCTATAGATGCTTTAGCAGATGACTTACACCAGTTAGCTGTCTATCATTCAAATCAAAAAAGCCAAGAAGATAAAGTTTGGCAAAAATTTTCGCAAGATTTAGAAACTTTAAAGGAGGAATAATGGCAAGAGGTCCATTAGCTGGCGCTTCAGGCCCAGGCAAATTCTCCAAGAGAACAGATATGAGTTTAGGTTCAACATCATACGGAGAAGGTGCAGAAACTGCTGCGCTTAGTACAGCAGCACCTAAATCAACAACTCGCGGTGTTGCAGATAATGTAGGCGGAAGACCTACTAATTTAGCAACAAAGAAAACATTAACTCCTTTGTATGCAGAAACAGAACAAACCAACGTACCATCTACCTACGGCGTAGATACTGGAGATGGTGCTGGCTCAGAAGTATTACTAATGAATCAACCAGATGACACAAGTTTTAAAACATCTATTGCATCTTATATGCCAGTGCTTAAATATATTTCAGATCTACCAAATACATCTCCAGAAACCCGCAAAGCAATTAGAGAATTAAAGGATCAGTTGTGAGTGTATGGAACAGAATTGGTGATATAGCATCTAACGCTGCTAAGGGCGTATTTAACTTTACAGGAGATGTGGCAGAAGCTACAGGTAGTTTATCAAGGTTTGCTCTAGATGTTGGTACAGCTCCTTGGAATGATGACGATGAGTACAATGGTTTCGTTCAAACATTTAAAACTGCTTGGGCAAAAGAAGGAACAGATATAATTAAACCTTTTGCCTCTGCTGGTGGAGCAATTTATAAAGTTCCAGGCGTGGCTAAAGGTGTTAATGTTATTTCTACTGCTGGAGAGTTTTTATATAAAGCAAATCAAGAAGTGATTAGAGAACCACTATCTACTTACTTTTTAATGCAAGGTGAAGTATCAGGTGGAAAAGCAAGTTTCTTTAATCCTGATGATTGGAAGAAAGCCTATAAAGGCGCACAAGAAATAGATTTTGGCAAAGCATTTGCATCTGGTGGTGTTGCAGCAGGTAGAATGTCCTATGATCCACAATTTAATATTTATGATCCAAGAGAAAGAGAAGCCGCTTTTAAAGGTGGTATATACGGTGCTGTAGAAAAAACAGCAAATATTGGTGTTCAGATATTTGGTGATATAACTTTTGGTGTTGCTAAAGGTTTAAAGGTTGCTAAAGAAAGCACACTTGGCGTTGGCAAATTAAGTAACGCTGATGCTGTAGCTAAAGCAGCAGAGGATATTACTAAAGCGCAATATGGCGTAGATAATCGTTTTACTAAAGTATTAAAAGACTTTACAGACAATAATTCTACCTATGCTTTATCTCATCCTATGGTTAAGTCTTCATCTAACCCAGGATTACTTGCACACTTACTAGGTGATTCAGTAGATGTAGATGAGACTGCTCTTATTCTTCGTTCTGCCCTTGGTGATCCAAAGGCAATGAATGATCTTAGATTACAAAGAGCATATATAACTGATGCCTTAGAAGCAGAGCGTGGTAAATTATCAGCAGTAGATGAGTTTAAATTATTTGCTGCCCCTGATGGTTCAGGTATGCTTCCATTTTTAAATGACAGTAAAGTAGTAGCAGATGAAGTATTAGCTAACTATAGATCCTTAGCAGCAAATGATAAATACTTTGCTGACTTAATGGAAGTTGGCAAAGGTGGCGGTGCATTAACTCGTACTACTGGTAAAGTATTACAGGGTACGGAAGATTTTGTTGCAAAAGCTAGAGCATTTAAATTTTATGATAAAGCAGTAGGTAACCCTAGGATTGAAATATATCAACCTACTCCATTTCATATTATGTATCAAAAGATATCTTACCTTCAGGGAGAGCGCCCAGCAGGATTAGTAGATTTTAACGATCCAGATTCTTACAGAGAAATTATAGCAAATATTAATAGACTAGGTCCAACTTCTACTAGTAAGTTAGTTCCTAAAAAATTTAACGGTCTTGGTGCCTTTACCCAAGAACAAAGTAAAAAACTACTTGATGACTTTTTAAAAGCATCAACACCTGAAGCAAAGTTTGCTGCAACTAAAAGTTTTGAATCTTCTGCGGTAAAAGCACTTGCAGCAAAATATGGTATTAGCCAACAAAAAGCTGATGTTATTTACAACAATTATGATGGTGCTAGAACTTCAGCGTTAAAGTCTATTCAAGATAAAGGCTTTATGGTAGATACAGACGGATCTGTTTTAAGAATTCCTCAATTAGAATCTCAAACTGCTAACTATCTACCTCTAATGGATTTTGATGTATTAGATAATCTATTAAAACGTAATGCTAGAGAAATAAATTTAATAGATGATATTACAAGTCCGGTATTTAACTCATTAGATCTTGTGCAGGATCTGTTTAAAGCGGCAGTTCTTTTACGCCTAGGCTATACTATTCGTAATACTGTAGATTCTTCTTTGCGTATTGCCGCCTCAATAGGAGCCTATGCTCAGCTACGTCATCTAGGTCCTGGTCTTAAAAATGTTATTACAGATAAAGTAAAAACACCTTCTCGTTTAATTGATAGGTACAAAGCAGTAGATTCTGGTATGACTTTTAAGCAAGTACAACAATCAAGTACTAGAGTTATAGATGAATTAAATAAATTAAAGTCTAGTATATCAGCATTAGAAGCTAAGTTATCTTTAAATCCAGATAACCTAGACCTTGCCGGTGAACTTAATACTCTTAAACTTCTACGAGAAGAAAAAGAATCTATATACAAACATTATACAGATGTAATTAATAGATCTCCCAAGGCAGAACCTAAGCAGCGTATTGGTAGTGGTTCCTACACAGTAACTACTTCTGACGGTCAAGTCTATGAACTTAATGATGCTTTTGGCGGTCCACTAGGTGATATGTTTAGACGTATTGCTTCTTCTGGTAACTCATTTGAGCGTATGGTTGATAGTAATACAAATTTATATAGACGTAGTCTTGCATCCAAGGGTATTGGTGTAGTTAAACCCACAGATCCTGCATATTTTGATCAATGGGCGCAGACACTACGCACACAGTTTGGTAACTCAGCAGTAGTAAATAAAATTATTGCTGGAGAAACTATAGATGACATTACTCGTTGGTTAAAAAGTTCTTCAGATGGCAGAGATTTAAGAAGAAGGCTTGCTATATCTTCAGATGAATCTTCAGAGTATGTAAATAAAATAAATGGATTTCTAGACCAATATCTACCAGTATCATCAAATCTGCGTAGTAAAATTAAAGATATTACACCTGAAGATTTAAGGTCAGCCTTTAAAGATCCTACAACTCTACCTTTAATTCACGGTCACGTTCTTGAAGATGCTGTAAAAAACAATTCTAAATTTAAAGTTAAAGAAACAATTAACGGTTTATTTAAATTATTAGCAACTATGCCTGAAGATGCTTTTGCTAGAAACCCAGTTTATGTTCATTTGTACCGCCAAGAAGCTAAGCGCAGATTAGATATTATGGCAGGTCTTAAAAATGAAATTGTAGGTATAGCAGATCAAGAAGCTATTATGTCCCAAGCACATAAATTTGCATTAAGAGAAATGAAAAATATTCTTTTCAATATTGAACGTAAAACTAATCTTGCTACAGCTATGAAGTATATTAGCCCGTTCTTTTCAGCACAGGAAAATGCTTATAAAACTTGGATGAAGTTAGCAGTAGCCGATCCATCTATTGTTAATAAAGGTTATCTTGTTTGGCAATCACCTAATAGATCTGGTCTTGTAACAGATGAAGATGGTAATCAAGTTCCAGTTGGACAAACAAAGGGTAATGATACTATCTGGCTTGATGTACCTAAAGGTCTTAGAGGTATCCCAGGACTTGAAACTTTAACCAGAGCTGGTATCCCTAAAGGATCTTTAGATATTATATTTCAAGGTGGATTAGATGTCCTTTATAATACTGGTAACCCAAATTTATTTGCCGATATATTTCCAGTAGGTCCTTATGTTGCTGTTCCCGTAGCTCAACTAACTAAAGATCAGCCAACCCTACAAGATTCTTTAAAAGGAATGTTTCCTTATGGTCTTCCAAAAAATGCAATATCTGCATTTTTACCACCTGCTCTACAAAGACAATTAACTAGTAATGCAGGATTAGATGACCCACAATTTTCTAGAACATTCCAATTGATTTGGAAAACTGAACAGCAAAATGCAAAACGCGATGGTAGAAAACCAGTTCCGTTTGATAAAATTATGGATATGACTAAGGATTATTATAGAATGCGTACTTACGCTAACTTGATTATGCCTTTTGCACCTCGCTTTGATACCCCTTATCAATATTATTTAGATAAGTCAAGAGAGTATAAGAGAATCTATGGCTTAGATGCAGATGCTAAATTCTTAAATGACTATCCTGAATATTTTTCTTTTTCAGCAAGTTTATCTAAAAACCCTACAGGAGTTCAATCATCTGTAGTTGCTGCTGAGAATACTAAAAAATATGCTGGTTTAATATCTCAACTAAATGAAATTAATCCTAGACTAATTGGTCTAGTAACTAATGATCCATCTGGATATGATTTTTCTCAAGCAGCCTACAACTTTCTATATAAGAAAAAAATATCTCCAGGATCCTCTGAAACATTTTTATCATCACAAAGCCCTATAGAATCTCAAAGAAAAAATGAGGCTGAAAAGGGATGGATTCAGTATAATAAATTAGCTGATTTTATTGATAATCAATTACAAGCAAGAGGTCTTTCATCAACACAACAAACTGGTGCTGAGGACTTAGCCTATATAAAGAAAGAATATGTTAAAAAATTATCAATCCAAACAGACCCTGAAGGTAAGCCAATCTTTGATAAAAAAACTGGTCAGTATGTTCAAACAGCTTGGAGTGATGATTATCTAGATTCTGATGGATCTAAAACTAATAAAGTAATTCTAGGTCTTAGTACAATTCTTCAAGATGAAACATTTATGAAAAATAACAAAAATTCTCCAACTTGGAAATCTGTGTCAGCTTACCTTGATATAAGAAAAGCAATTGCCCAAAATCTTCTTAGTAGAGATGTAAAATCTATTGAGGCGAAAGCAAATGCAGATTTAAAATTTATTTATGACGGAATGGTAAACAAATTGAAACAAGATGATAAACTAGGTTTTGCTTATTTATACGATAGATTTTTATCTCAAGATTTAATAGTTGATAGATACCTAACACCAAAGGTGGGTGAATAATGGCTGGACCTACTGGACCTACTGGACCTACAGGAACTACCCTTAGCCCTGAAGTATCTGATTTTGCTAAAGGTCTTGGGATAGATATGTCTGGATTTACACCAGAAGAAACTAAAGCAAAAAAATCTGGTGTTTATACACAGACTCAAACATCTAGAAATATACCAGATGATTTAGCATTAACAGATAAAATCAATGATGTCTTTAAAGAATTTTATAAAAGAGATGCCACTCAAGTTGAAATAGCAACTTGGCTACCATCTCTTAGAAGTAAGTACAAGAGCAAAGACGGCACTACTAAAACAACTATTAAATACACTTATAAAAATGGTGAATTAATAAGCACTGATTATTTTACCGCAGATAATTTAGATCCTAAGATGTGGCTTACAGAGCAAATTAAAACTAATCTGTTAGCAGGTGCTCAAGAGGTAACAAAAGAAGGTATACCAGAAGGACCTATAGGTAAGAATTTTGTAGAGGTAAAGAACTTTGCTGCTAGAAATGGTATTATGCTTTCAGACCAAGCAGCAGGTGATTATGCTACACAAATAGTTACTGGTAAATTAAGTCAAGATACTGTTTTAAATGCTATTAGAGAAAGTGCTGCAAGTGCTTTTCCACAACTTGCTGATAAAATTAAAGCGGGTATTGATGTTAAAACATTAGCTGATCCTTATATTCAGTCTATGAGTAATATCCTTGAGATACCTTATACATCTGTAGATTTATTTGATCCTAAGATTAGAGGAGCACTTGCCTATACTCTTCCAGATGGCAAACTTGCCACTAAATCAATTTACGATTTTGAAAAAGAACTTCGTCAAGATCCTCGTTGGGAATTTACAAAGAATGGTAAAAAAGCAATTGCTGATTCAACACTTAGAGTCCTTCAGGACTTTGGAATTCAGGGGTAAATAATGGCTACAAAAACTACGGGTGGCTTTAGTGGTATTCCTAGTACTACTACAAAAACTACAGGCGGTTTTAGTGGTATTCCCTCTACTACTACTACTGTTAAACCTGCACCAATTGTGCCACTTGTTACTCCAAAGGCAGCACCTACTGCAAAACCTGCTCCTAAAGAACCAACTGTTCCTACCGTAGTTGCTCCAGTTGTACCTGTCACAGGACTTACTGCTGAACAAATAGCAGCACAGTTAGCAGCAGTTCAAGCTGCCTCGGCAGCAAACGCTGCGGAAATTGCAAGACAACAAGCCGCAGCAGAAATAGAGGCAAGAAGAAGAGCAGGTCAATCTGCCTATGATCTTTTATTATCTGAGTTTACTCAGTATGGATTAGGTTCATTAGTAGAACCTTTAAAAGCTCTTATTCAATCAGGTCCATCATCTTCAGAATTAACATTAGCATTAAGGGCAACAGATGCTTATAAGAAACGATTTGCTGCCAATGCTGAACGAATTAAAAAGGGTTATGCCGCTCTTAATGAGGCAAGTTATTTAGCACTTGAAGATGGATATCAAAATGTAATGCGTAATTATGGTTTACCTGCATCCTATTATAGTAAAGATAGTATGGGTAGACAAGCAGGTTTTGAAACATTAATTGGTGGAGATGTTAAAGTTCCAGAATTAGAAGAAAGAATTATATTAGGTAAAAATCAATTACTTGAAGCACCTGTTGAAACTAGACAAGCATTTACCCAATTTTTTCCTGATATTACAGAGGGTGATATTCTCGGTTATGTTCTTAACCCTGAAAAGGGATTATCTGAAATTAAGCGTAAGGTTTCTGCAGCACAAATTGGTGGCGCCTTCCTTGGCACTAAGACTACATCTGGTGCCACACTAACTACAAGTTTAGGTAGAGCAGAAGAACTTGCTCGTGCTGGTGTAACTGGAACAACTGCTAAGCAGGTTGCTACAGCTATTGGTGGCGGTCTTGAGCGAGGTAGACAACTTACTTCATTCTATCAACAGCCAGATTACACACAAGCAATGGCTGAAGAAGAATTATTTAATCTTCCTGGACAAACAGAAGCAAAAGAAAAACGTAAGAAAGTTATTGGATTAGAAAAATCAGAATTTGGTAAGAGAACTGGTTTAACCAGTGGAGCACTAAGTCAAAATAGAGCTGGCTCTTACTAACTAGACCTACCATCAGGAACACCGGTCTGATGGAGAGACACCAAAACCGGTAGTAGAAGCCATACAGAGATCCCCAAACTGTATGAGGTCTACGACAACTACAACGAATGGGAGATGGACTATGTCCAATAATGACTACGAGGATGATGACGATACCGACACTAGTGTTGAATCGTTAAGCAATGATCTCGTTAAACAACTACGCAAGGCTAATAAGCAAAAAGATAAAGAGTTAGCAGAATTAAAAGCTAATTTTGA